GTGTCATTGGTGCGATCGGCGGCCTTTTCGGCGGCAACTCACAGCGCCGCCAGCAGGAAGAGCAGGAGCTCCAGCAGCGCGAGGTCGCGGAGGCGCAGGCGGCGGCAGCCGCGCAGCAGCGCATCCAGAACCTGAATGCCAGGCTGCAGCTCGCGGCGATAGACACCACGACGCATCTTGGCGCCATGCAGGCGCTGGAGGTCCAATTCCAGCAGGAGCGCCTAGCCGAAACACAGAATGGCGGGCAGGCGATGGCGCAGCTCATTGCTGCGCAGGATGCCGATCGCCTTGCCGCCGAGAAGGCCTATTCTGCGGAGCAGGCCAGGATTGAGGAAGAAGCGCTTAAGGCCTCGCTGGCACGCATGCAGTCGTTCCGCGATCGGCTGCAGGCGGCGACGGCCGACACGTCGACTCTTGGCGGCGCGCTGGCGGATTTCGAGTACCGTGCGGCACAGGAGCGTGCGGCCGAGGTCGAGGCCGGCGGCCAGGCGATCAACGATCTCATCGCCGCGCAGGAAGCGGAACGCTACAACATCTACAAGAAGTTCAACGAAGCTGCGGCAGCAGCCGCTCAGGCTGCTGCGGACGCTGCCAAAAAGGCCGCCGACGATCTCGTCAGCTACGTCAAGGGCGTGTCGAAGACGATCTCGGATTACCTGCAGGGCCTTCGGACCGGCGCCAGTTCGACGCTCTCACCGCAGGGGCAGCTCGGCGCGGCGCAGTCGAACTTCAATGCTCAGCTCGCGCTGGCGCAGGGCGGCAATCGGGATGCGCTGAACGGTATCACCCAGGTGGCGCAGACGCTGCTTGACCAGGCGAAGTCGTTCTATGCATCTTCGTCCGGCTATACCGATATCTACAGCCAGGTGACGGCTGCCCTGCAGGGATTGACCGGCATTTCTCCCGGCACGGTAGCCGATGCGGATACCCAAGCTCTGATCGCGGCAGCACAGGCTACGACGGCTGCCATCAATGCGACGACAGGGGCAGTGAATGGAACCACGGGTGCCGTCAACTCTACGGGCGCGTCTAACGACAACCTCACTGCTGCGCAGAGTGCCATGATCGCCGCACAAACTGCGCTGGCTGGCCAGCAGACCACATACCTGCAGACCCAGGTCAGCCTGCTTGGTGCTATCAATACTTTGGCGGATCGTTTCGTTGGGGCCATCAATGGGCTGGGTGTCATCACGGCCGGAATTGGCAACGCCAATGCCGGGCAGAACCGAGAGATTATCAACTGGCTTATAAGCTTGAGCCGCTCCGCTGCTCAGTCAGCAAACCAGACTGTTTGGAGTTATCTGGGGTTTCAAAATGGCGGCATGATCCCCGGCTACGCCTCCGGCGGCATTGTCGGCAACGGTATCGCCGGGGTCGACAGCGTCGTGGCGAGGTATGCCGGAGGCGGCACGATCGCGCTGGCCGGGCAGGAAGGCATCCTGACGCGCGATGCCACCTCGGCGATCGGTGGCGCTGCGACGGTCGATTACATCAACCGTAATCTGCGTCTGCCGCAGATGGCGCCATTGCCGACCCTCCGCGCTCCTAACGACAACGCGAGGACGTCCGGCAGCGGCCAAGACATCAACGCGCTGGGAAACACGTTAGTGCGCGCGATCACCGGCGCCACGATGGCTGAGATCACGTCGAACAAAGAAGAGATGGCGGCGCTGCGAGCCGAAATTGCACGGCTTAGCCGGGCGATTGAGGGCGGCAAACCGAAGGCTCGTCAGGCGGGCACAAGGCTTGCGTCATGACCACGACCTCGTATCTGCGCAAGAAGATCGTCGACAGCCTGACCGGGATCGCCGTCTACACGCCGCCGGCGACGCTCTGGCTGTCGCTGCACAGAGCCGACCCCGGCGACGCTGGCTCATTCGCCAACGAGGTCACGGGTGGCGGCTACGCCCGCGTCTCGCTGGCCGGCAAGATGGGTGCGGCCGATCCGGTCACCGGCATCAGCGTCAACACGGCGCCGATCACGCTTGGGCCTGCGACGTCCGACTGGGGGGCGGTGAATTTCCTCGGCATTAATGACTCGGCCGCGGCCGGCAATATGCTGGTCGCTGGTGCGCCGTCGCTGCCCAAGACCATCACGGTGGGCGTGCCGTTCCAGATCCCGCCCGGCAATCTCCGGCTTCGGCTGGCCTGACCTCTCGCAGTTTCACGATATCCCGACACGCTTGCGCGTGCGGTTCCTTTGGCATGAACAGGAGCACCCGCAATGCCCAAATCCAGTACCTTCCGCAACGACATCCTCAAGCTGATCTTCAACGGCACCGGGATCGCGACGCTCGCCGACAACGCCGCGTCGGCGCCGCTGACCAATCTCTATATCGCGCTGCATACGTCCGACCCCGGCACCAACCCGGCGCAGACCACCAACGAATGCACCTATACCGGCTACGCCCGCGTGGCGACGCCGCGCACCGGTGCGGAGTGGGTGGTGACCGGCAATAGCGTTTCGAACACCACGGAAATCTCCTTCCCGATCGCGACAGGCGGTGCCGAGACGGCGACCTACGCCTCGATCGGCACGGCCGCCAGCGGCACCGGCAAGATCCTGTGGAGCGGCGCACTGTCGCCGAACATCGTTATCGCCAGCGGCGTCACGCCGGTGCTGACGCTCGCCAGTGCGATCACCGAGACCTGAGCCACGAAAGGGCTGTAGGCCATGCTGTTCGGCCTTGGCCCATTCTCCTATCTGCCGTTCACCGACAGCGGCTCGCGCGCGAGCAGCTGGACCGCGAGCGGCGCCGGCACGGCGACGTGGGCCGGGCCGGATGGATCTACCGCCTGGCTGGCGTCCGGCTCGTCGGATGCGCTGTTCATCGCCGTCCCCGGTGCGATCTGGACGGCGGCCGGCGCCAGTCCGTCTCTATGGGCGACGGGCAAGGCGGCGAACTGGAATGCCGACGGCAGCGGCGATCCCCTGTGGATCAGCACCTCCGCGGCCGTCTGGAATGCGCCCGGCGCCTCGCCTGTGTCGTGGCTGTCGTCCGCTGGCGGTAGATGGGACGCTGCGGGCGGCAGTGCGGCGGGCTTTGTATCGGCAAAGGGCGCGGCATGGTCGGCATCGGGCGGCAGCTCGGCGCTATGGGTGCGCGGCTCTTGGCTCACGGCATCGGGCGCAGGTAGCGCGACCTTCGGCTCCGGCAAATCTGCAATCTGGTCCCCCGCGGGCGCGGGCAATGCCGTTTTCGGCGCGGCGCGTGGTGTGGTCTGGGGCGCGGTCGGCATCGGTGCGGCATCGTGGATAGCTTCGTCGGCGGCGCGATGGGATGCGTCAGGCGCCAGCGCGCTGTCCTTCTGCGCATCGCGTGGCGTGATTTGGACGGCCTCTGGCGCAGCTGGAAGCGACCTGCGAACCGGCGGCGAGTTCGCTGCGGTCGGCGCTGGCGCCGCGTCATGGCGCGGGTCGCGCGCGGTGATCTGGTCACCGGTCGGGCAGGGCGAACCCATCTGGAAGGCCGCCTCTGGTGCGTTTTGGAATGCGCCGGGCAGCGGCACGTTCACCGGCGTCGCAGCGTCTGGCCCGATCTGGCGCGCCGGCGGAGCAGGCAGTGCATTGTTTGGCGGCTCGACGGCCTTCGACCAGATGCTCTCTGACCCGTATCTCGCGCTGGTCGTCACCGCTGAAATCGAACCCTGGTTCCTGACGGATCGCTCATGACCATCTCGCCATTCAGCGTCCAGCCGTCTTCGTCCGGTGGCACCGAGCGCCGGTACTATTTCGACATGGCAATGTCGCTTGAGGCGTCATTCGAATACAAGATCTATGTCGCGGGTACGACGGGCTTCGCTACGCGGCCGGACGACAAGGTGGCCAGTCAGCCTTTCCGCGGCGTATTGGAAGATTACAGCTTCTCGCGCGACATCATGCGCGACGAAATCGGTCGCTTCACCACAGGCAGTGGCTCGCTGAGCATCAGCAACGGCGATGGCTATTATGATTTCTTGGCTCGAGATTACACCGTCGAGGCGCGGCCGATCGCGCTGCGCCTGGCCTCGCGCGACGGCTCTTATGACCGCGCGTATCCGTTTGCCCTAGTCACAGCGAACGGCTGGAATATCGACACCGATGGCATCCGCTGCGATCTCGTGGATTACAGCTACAAGCTCCAGGTGCCGATGCAGCCTAACCTATACGGTGGCACCGGCGGTGCGGATGGTGGCGCCGATCTCGAGGGCAAGCGCAAGCCGCTAGTGTTCGGCCCTGCTCGCGAGATCGGCCCGCCGCTGGTGGTGCCGAGCCTGCTGATCTACCAGGTCAATGACGGCCCGGTGCAGGACGTCGTCGGCGTGCGTGACCGTGGCGCGCCGCTAACAAAGGGCGCGGATTACACCAGCTACGCGACGCTTGCGGCGGCTGCGATCCCGCCCGGCTCGTTCGCCACCTGCAAGGCGCTGGGTCTGTTCCGGCTCAACAGCCCGCCGTCCGGCCAGGTGACGGCTGACGTGCAGGGCGACAACCGGGACGGCTACGTCACCACCCACGCCGATGTGGTGCGCTGGGCAATCCGCAATCGCACCGCGCTGCGCGATCCTGAAGACCTCGCAGTGCAATCATTCGCGATGGTCAACGCTCAACAGCCCGCAACGGTCGATTATTGGCTGGGGCCGGACGACTCGCTCACAGTCGGAGACTTCATCGCCAACCTGATGGCTGGTGCCGGCGGTTGGGGCGGGCATCGGCGCGACGCCACCTTTGAGGTGCGAATCTTCTCGGCGCCGCTCGGCCCGCCGGTCCAGAGCTTCACCCGCAATGACATGTTCGACGGCGACATCAAACGCGAGCCGCTGCCGTCGGCCTATCAGCCGATGCCGTCTCGCTGGCGGATCGAATGCGAGCGCTGCTGGACCGTGCAGACCGATCTCGCCGGTAGCGTCGGCGCCGCGCACAAGGCATTCGTTGCCGAAGGCTATCGCGTCGGCGAGGCTTCGAGTGCCGCCATCAAGGTTGATCATCCGTTCGCGCAGGACCGCGACCCGACGCCGGCCTATTTCTCGAGCCGCGCCGACGCCGATGCCGAGGCGCTGCGCCGGCTCGCAATCTTTCGGACGCAGCGCGCGATCTATCGCGCAACGCTGCCGAAGCGCGCGCTGAAGCTGGACCTCGGCGACGTGATCGAGGTCTCGCACGATCGTTTCGATCTGACCCAAGGA